ATCGCCCCGCCATCGGAACTACAAGAGATCGCATACAACTCTTTTGATTTTACTATACTCTCTAGTATAACATTTTGACGTTTGGAAGTCAAGTAAGGTTCAATTCTCAAAGCATTCATTGCATCAAGAACGTGAAAGCTTTCATTCATAAAAGACTCGTATCTAACCTCTAATTTGTCCCATATGTATGAATATATTTGATGTATTCTCACTGAATATACACTCTGATTATGAACTGCCCATAGATGATGTAAGTCTTGTTTTAGTTTGACTAGATCGGATAGAAATGTATCGACATAACAATCTAAAAAATCAATAAAGAACAAACGATTCTTATGAAAGATAATATTAGCAAAGGTTAAATCACCGTGACAAAATGTATGTGGAACTATCATTCGATTATCTTCTACATATTTTCTTAAGAATTCAAGATATATTGGGTGCGAAGTTTTTTCTTTCAGACTGTCAATCTTTTTTAGTATTTTATTTGAAGCATCAAAGTTACGAGCAGTTGATATGAGTGTATCAAAATAATCAAATAGAGTCGAGACTACAAACTCCACATCATTTACAGAGGCTGTTGAAAAGAACTCCTCAAAGTTTTGTCCTGACACATAATCCATGTCAAAATAAAACACCTCAATGTCGTGGACTTTCGGTGTTTCAATATTTTTATAGATGCGTTTTGAAAATAGAATTTGTTTTTCTGCCTGTGATATCAGTCTTGAATTATACTCAGCGGACGCAGAATATTTTCTCAATAATCCATCAACCAATTCCAACTTACAACCAGATAAACCAGTGTTCAGTTTTGTCATTTATGATATTGTGAGTTGTCTTTTGAGAGATGAACTATCTTTGGTTCAAATTGACAGTGTGATGAGAAATCTTCGGGAAAGGCATAGGCAGGATGTAATACATGAACCTTTGATCTACGTTCTGCAAAGAACTTATTCATCTGACTCTCATCATGCCATTTTGCAATCACATCATTTTTTAAATCTTCTTGAGTTCTACGATCAAGTTCCTTTATCATATCAAGAACCTCTGGAACTCGACCACCCCATAAACATCCTTGAAAATAAACAGAGGTATCATCAGTCTCCTTAATCGCAGCATGTGACTTTTCATCGGTTTCAAATGCGCCTGGAAATTCGTTATGAGGAGTCATCTTTAAATAATGACATGGGTGATGAACACCAATAAAGGGTTTATGAGTGAAGAGTTCCTCTGCTTGAACTGTATCAACCACAAAGGCATCAGCGTCTAGAAATATAATCCAATCATAATCCTTTAACTCATCCTCAGCTTTTAACATACTTGAGAATCTAAGAAGAGTTATGAAAGGCCATGATCGATGTTCTTCTGGATATGCACTAATGTTTGTTGGCATACCCTCAATTTTACCATCACTGAAAACAAAATATTGTTTTTGAACCGTTGGTAAAAAATTTTTCTCACATCTTTGATACCACTCAGGAAGAAAATTAAGATACTTATCAGTTCCGATAAAGATAACTGCTACTTTTTCATACTTCATAATACTGTCCAATCATCACAATAAAGATCCTTCGTATCGTGGAATTGATACGCAGAGCCAAACCACATCTTAGGTGCAATTACTCTCTTATGTGGATTACTCTGTAACCATGCACCCCACCAACTCATTGAACTGTTGGCAATGATCGCGTGACTACACAAACTCATCAAACATAAGTCAATATATGGCACTAAAGCCCCGTCATCATATGTATCTTCAGGTTCAGAGAACATAAAACGATCAGGTTGAAAGATCTCCTGTTCTTTACACCAATCAATTGAGTCTGAGAAGACTAGAACTGGCATATCATGAGGAAAATATGTAAGTGCTTCCTGATAATATTCAATTGGTTGTGTTGGATGTTGATCCTGTAGATTCACATAAGCCCATTTAAATCCTCTCTTGTCTGTTAGATTCGGATCTCCCCTTCTAACATGTAAAAAGAGAACCTCTTCACCACCAAACTGATCCATAAACTCAAGTGATGGTTGTAACCAGTTGCTCTTGAATGTGTAATCTTTTCTTATCTCATCCTCGATATGTTCAAAGTATTTTTCTGATTGAAAGAATCCAGCAACATTTACATTATCAGGACATATATCCATCAATTCTTCATCATAGTGAAAGAATCTTTCCTGTGCAGGCACCACATTATAACAATACTTAATATGATCGACACCTTTCATTTCAAAGGCATCTAACAATCCGTAATTATCAATCTGAGTATTTGGATCCCTTGGCGGTATCGCATATTCATACCCATGTTTTCTTGCAAGACCTTTAACTGCAGCGTGTTGAAACATTTGATTTCCCAAACGTCCCATAGTTCCTAGTGAATCAAACCCAATCATTTTTCATAACCTTAAATACTTTTTTAATACCCTCTCTAATTGATGTCTTTGGTTTCCATAACTTTAAAATGTACGGATCCGCTTCGTTTCTTGCATCTTTTTGAACCTCATCCTTGGATTCCGAAGGAATGAGTTTAATGATCTTGTGATGCGATAAAAATAACTGCCTAATAATGTTCGCAATGTCAAGAATGCGTGTGCTGTCAAAAGAAGTGATATGTAAGTTATCATGTGAGTCCAATGTTTCGTACTCCTCCATAACTTTTTCAAGCGCTTCGCAACAATCTTCAGCATAAAGAAACTCCCTTTTTTCTGTACCATCAGTCAACATATCAATTTTTCCAGTTTCAAATCCTTTACGAATGAAATCTGTAATGACATGTGACTTCTCCATGTCTTTTTCAATACCATATACATTCCAAAACTTAACGATCAATCCACCTAATGATTTGGTGTATAGTTCTCCCACTCTCTTCATGGCTCCATAAGGAGAGTACGACATGTTACTCATCTGTGATGATGCAAAGATAAATGGAACTTTATATTGTTCCAGATACCCAAATGCGTTTGCCATCATGCGAGTATTATTATCTATAAACTTAAAAGTATGTTGATATTTTTTTAGATATCTTGATCCACCAACATCAAATGCAAGAAAGAAAACAAATTCAGATGTTGCAATAAGAGCATGCAAATCTGGATTTGGAATCTTTGTCATGTCCTGATTCTCACCATTGACCATATCAAACTCACGAACATCATGTCCTTTGTCACGAAGATATTCTGTAAGATATGCTCCTATTTGTCCACTGGAACCTAATATAGTAATTCTCATTCAACCTCAGCATATATCTGTTTGCTGACTTGCCATCTTATCCACTCATAAGTTTTCTTGATTCCTTCTTCAAGTGTCGTAAAGTAATCCCACATGAGTTCTTCACGAATTAAATCATTGTTTGAATTACGACCACGAACTCCAGTCGGGCCATCGACATGAACTTTAGTTATTTTCTTACCAGCAATCTTTGCAGCAATATCAACCAACTGATTGATCGTCACCATCTCTTCCGATCCAATATTGAGTGGTTTGGTGCATTCAGAATCCATGAGTCTTCTGGTGGCTTCGATACATTCATCAATATAGAGGAATGATCTTGTCTGTTCTCCGTCACCCCATACTTCGATTGAGTCTTCATCACAGGCGTTAACAACTTTTCTACAGATGGCAGCAGGAGCTTTTTCTTTTCCTCCCTCCCATGTTCCTTCTGGCCCGTATATATTATGGTAACGAGCAATACGAACAGGTATATTATAGTTATTGTGATAAGCGAGATATAATCTTTCCGAGAAGAGTTTTTCCCATCCATATTCGGAGTCAGGGTTAGCAGGGTAAGCGGATTCTTCACGACAGTCTGGATTGTTAGGATCTAATTGATTATGTGATGGATACATACAAGCAGAACTTGAATAAAATATCTTTGTTCGATTTGTTTCCTTATATTGATTCCACTGCAATTGTTCGTTTAACAGGTTTATATTGATTGATGCGGAGTTGTGCATAATATCGGCATCATTTTCACCAGTAAAGATGTAACCAGCACCACCCATATCAGCAGCAAATTGATATATCTCATCAAATGGTTCGAGAAACTTATCCACAACCTGTGAGTAAAAGTTACCTCTCTGACCACCATAACGAATGACTCTTCGCATTGCATCAGGATCCCTTAAATCTCTTATAATAAATTCATCCGCCTCTGTCATCGAGAAATCAGGATATTTAAGATCGACACCACGAACCCAATATCCATCTCTCTTAAGTCTCTTTACCATGTGACTTCCAATAAAACCACCAGCACCAAGAACTAAAGCTGTTTTCATTTTACTTCTATCTTTTTGTATATTTTAGACGGAAACTTCACTAGAGTCAAGTCTTCCATAGTCATCTTGCAAACGCACAATGTCCTCCTCACGACAATCGCCAGTTTGAGTTTCAATAAAAATTAAACCATCAACACCAGCAGTCGCACGATGAATTTGTTTTTGTTTAATTACCCAATGTGATCCAACATCACCAGTGTGATCTCGACCACCAATATGAATTTGGCCACAACCTTCTACAATCACCCAATGTTCTTCTCGGTGATTATGATACTGCAAAGAGAATCGTTCATACGGATTGATGACGATTCTCTTAACTTTATATGTGGGGGCATCTAGAAGAACCTCATACGTTCCCCACGGTTTCTTCACTATCATCTTTGACATAACACGGAACTCCATCTGGATCTAACCATTTTGTATATTCAAAATCTTCCATAGCGTAATCAAGTTGTGTTGCACTATCCAAAAGATACATGTCATTGTATCTTCGTGTGTAGTCATTAAACTTTTGAATACGATAATCGGGATGTCCATTCTCTAAGAGTCTGTCCATCTCAATATATCTATAAGGGAATTTTTCAAGAATAACTTTCATAGTTTTTTTGGTTACTCTACAATTTTAGAATAACAAAATGGGAAAGTCAATAGGACACTTGATAAAGTGTCTATACTCTCTCAATAACGGACAAGCCGTTGTTGTTTGTTCGATGTATCTTGAAACGCCAAGTATTTGGATTTTCAATTAAGTAATGTATGATTGCGGGCAATAAACCATTACTTCCGATACGACCCATGAACTCCTCACTTCGAGTGCCATAAGTTTGAGTGTCATGGAATGCAATATATTTCTTGACTTTTGGTGCATGTATTGTCAGTTCTGCAATCAGTTGATCATAACAATGCCAAGTGTCTATAAACAAAAGATCAGTTTCCTCTATCTCCTGTTCTAATACATTACCTTGTATATATTCGGCATCCTTACCGTTATCTTTTGCGTGTTTGAATAACTCTTGAACTCTTGCATCTAAGAAAAGATCATATGCACGAAGAGTTACATCTGATGCGAGAAATGCACGAGTGCTGACACCTGTGCGTGTTCCCATTTCAGTTACGTGATCTACTTCATCTGCAAGAGATTTTAATATTTCGATATGTTCATTAATATCAGAAGGTGTATCACGAGCGATACGATACTCCTGATCGAATACAAGTGTGGCCATAATTACTTTCGATTGACCACATTATAACATTGTTTGATTAGATTGTCAATTTAACTCGGTTCTGTTGGCCAAGTAATATCATATGGATTCGATTGAGTTGTTATATCTCTCAAAGCTTGCCGATAGGTTTTCCAAGCATCAGTTTCAGCGACTCCTGTTTCAGATGCTCTCGTTACAACCCAATCAGTTTTTGTCAATAGATCATCTCTTTTATTTCTTACATACCGCCATTGTTCATTTAAAGCATCGGTTTCTGTTTTAATTGGAAGACTTGCCTTAAATTTTGCGATTTCTGCGTCAGTCATTGTGACTAATACGCCATTTACCATCTTATTCATTGTTGTAATGTTTGAAGTTTGTAAAGGTGAACTCTAATAGTGCGTTCCAATACCAGTTGTTTGAAGTTTGTAAAGGTGAACTCTAGTTGGCTGATTATAACCAGATCCAGAATTATTATAAATTTTTATTCCCTCTATTTGTGTTGTTTGCGGATTATTAGTCCACGTTCCATTTCCTTGTCCCAAAACACCCACATAACCCGAGCGAACACCACCGTAATTCATTCGCACCCAAGGAAAAGTGTATGTTGAAAATGTCATATCAAACCACAGTTCATTGGAGAGTGTATAATTATTATAAAAATACCACGAACTACTTGATTGATTACCATAATCTGAATTCATAGTATTTGTATGTGACTCATAAGCACTAATAGCACCAAAATCATACTGAGTACCATTTGTTTCTCTCACTTTTGCTTGAGCTAGAAATTGAGTACCAGTGCTTGCTAGTCGTAACCAACCAGTCATGTTATAAATGCTATCAGGATCTAAATTTGTAAACTCAAATGAAGTGGGGCTACCTCCCGTTGCACCAACTGTTGTTACACCTACAAGTGTCATTCCAGCAGAGATACCTGTTAAGTTTGCACCACTACCAACGAATGATGTTGCAGTACATACACCAACTACATTCAATCCGTTAGGAGCAGTGGGAGCACCCGCTCCATCTTCACTTTTAAGTTCATTAACTCTAATTACAGACATTGGTTTCTTTAATTCCTTTCTATGTTTTATTTATCAAAATACATTCAGTACATTCGTTACAAAGGTAGTTGCGCTACCAATATGTAACGTAGATCCTGTGTTTACATGAATAATCCGACATTGTGTAAATGCAACATTACCAGAAGTAGCATCCGACTCAACACTAACCGAAGTAGCAGATCCCACCGATGCTATTTCAGGAGTCTTAAATATTTGATTTAAAAATCCAGCACTAGAAGAAAGTGCAGTTGCAAATCCACTGATTCCTGTTAAGTTAGAACCATCTCCAACAAAAGTGGTTGCGGTAACGGTTGTAGCACCAACAATACTATTATTTAACAAATTTAAGTTATCACCAGATGGTAGTTCTTGAATCTGATCATGACCTGTATTTAATATTAACGGAAATCTATCTGTCATATTTTTTGCTTAAATCTGTATATTTATTTATGAATTAACATCAACTAGGTTTTGTGGGCCAAGTGATATTAGTTGGATCGGATTGAGTTGTTATATCTCTCAAAGCTTGCCGATAGGTTTTCCAAGCATCTGACAATGTGAGATCACTACTTGCTCTCCAATCAGTCTCCCTGAGTAAACCATCTCTATGATTCCTTACTCCTTCCCATCTTTGAGCAAGTATTTGAGCTTCTGTTGGTTTGCTTGCATTAAGTTCCGCGATTTCTGCGGCTGTCAATGGGACTGTTACACCGTTTACTATTTTATGCATTAGATTTCGTTGTATTTGTAAAGTAAAATTTCAGAATCTGCGTTTAAGTATCCTTGATTACCATTGTAAACGCGGATACCAGATACTCTATAATCGGAATAAGGAGTGTAAGTTGAACTTAAATTTCCCCACATATCACACATACTCTGCTGATATCGAAAATAGTGTCCAGTGCCTTTTACCCAAGTGAAATAACCTGTGGAAAAATCAAATTCAAAATAGGCATTATAACCATAACTAGAGCTATAATATCCTCCATCATTTATCGCCCAATCAGTGCTTGAGTTGTTCGTGTAACCATTGTAATAGTAAGTACAATTATAATCACAAGCGCCACTAGTCGGGGATGTTCCACCATTTATAAATGGTCGAAAATAAATGTAATAAGGACTACTAAATTGTACTCTTTTCCCTATAATTTTATAAACAGAATCATAGTCTAAATTTGTAAAGTCTACATGATAGGTCGTGGAGGCAGAACTCACCACTGCTTTATGAACTAACGTCATTCCACCAGCAGAAAGACCAGTAAGTGAAGATCCATCTATTGCTGGTAAAGTACCTGTTAGGTTTCCTGCTGGTAAGGAGGTAAGATTAGCTCCTGAACCATGAAATGCAGTCGCAGTGACAACACCAGCAACATTTACTGAGTCAGTGTTTATATTGTCAGTAGCCGCAATACCAGTTAGTGCTGAACCATCACCAAAAAAAGAGGTTGCGGTGACACTTCCAACACCAACAATACTGTTAGTTGACAAATTTAAGTTATCACCAGCTGATATTTCTTGAATCTGACCAGCACTCTCATTTGCTACTAAAGGAAATCTATCTGCCATATTTTTTTATTCCTAAATTTGTAACTTTAAAGTTGTTCCTAGTATTTATTTATCTTCTCTCTTAAATAGTGAAATAAAGAAATCAGCATCCACAACCACTAGAGGTTTCTTTTGATTCTTCTTCATTATTACAATTGGTTCGTGATCTTTGGAATTTGATTTTGCCTGTTCATATGCTTCCCATACATTTAACTTCTCTACATTCTTACACTCAACACTGAAGGGAAATTTCTGTCTTGCGGCACGAGCCATAATTAAGTCCTCTCCACCAGCACCCATACTGCGTGATTCGATATCTTCTGGATGTACTTCAAGTTGTTCAATGATCTGATCACGAACCCATTGTTGTAATTTTCTACCTTTTGCTTTCGCTGATTGTGTCTTCATTTTAAAAGATTCCAAGTATGATGATAATCAGTCACTTCAAATACTATGCCTAAACCTTTTTCCTCAATTGCGTGACCGAGAGGATAATCATTCTCCCCCTCCTTTAATTTATCACCGTAAAAATAGATCGTATCTTGAGGTTCAAAGTCACGAAGTATTTGACTCTTATCACATCCCAATGGAGAGATATCAAGTCCAGTCTGTCCACCAACTTGACATCCGATCTCAGGAAATTTTTTTTTAAATCTCTCAGCAATACCTCTTCTCTCACCCGTATTAATATCCCACTTTACATATTCCTGTCTCTCCTCAATAATTACTTCTGAACCACGACCAAGGACACTAAAATTTACACCGCCTGGCCTTGTCTCAATATGATTACCTGTTCTGATTGGAAACTTACTATGATGCAATTCGTCCATCAAAAATTCCTCTGCGTCAGATGGCAGACTCCATTCATCGCGATAGATTAAAATATCTTTCTCATATACATCACTTCCTGAGCAATTATAAACTCTCTTACAAGCAAAATATAAATCTTTTCCAATTTGTTCTATGGTCTTTGGTCTGTCACTTCCTGTGACAAGATACACATCGTTCCTATTTGCAAAGTCGAGTAGGAAATTTAAAAAATCAAAGTCGATCTGTTGTCTGCTCGGTGTCAAAGTTCCGTCAACATCAAAGATATATTTCACTTTATACATTTTAGATCCAATTAGTTGAAAAGGAGGGTTAGACCCTCCTGTGAATTGTTAACTGCAAGGTGATGCCTTACTTTTAACTTTGATTCCACGATACATAAGTTCGTGTCTGTTGCGTTGAGTTGCTTCTTCAACAACTTTTGCGTTGTACTCTTCAGTGTCATATTCGACACCACGGTAAGTAACTGTTGCCATTTGCTTGTCCTCGGTAGTAGGGGTTTTAATCCCGTTCCTTCAGTCGGCTTTTGCGTCACCACGCACTATACATTGATTAAGTATATTCTCTAAAATTTCTACCTTTGTTTCCATAGGTATAATTTTACTTGTTGCGACACCTTCTGCAATCCAGTTTGCATCAGCACAAGAAAGAGTTGTAATTAACAGAATAGATAACATGATGATGAACGATTCCGTTCCGAGTCGGCTTACTTGCGTCCCTAATGGGATGAACGATGTGTTAATATTAACACATATACTCTATATAGGCAATACATTTGGTAACATTTGATACCGTTTTATAAGAAATTTCTTATATGCTTGTTTCGTCATCTATCAGAACCTTATGTGCGGTTCCATGTCCTTGATAATCATCACTGTCATAAAACCCACCCTTTGTTCCGAAGAATAGAGTGAGTCCTACAAATGGTAATGAGACAAGTAATAAGATAATTTCTAGGGTCATAACTTGAATCCAGCAAATGTATCTTTCTTGACATCCTGTTTGATACCACCAACCACATATGATTCGACCTCTGTCTCCTGTGGTGCAACTTGTAATCCCTTTGATGAAATCCAGTGTTGTGTCCAAGGAAGTGGATTGTTACGAGCAGAGACATCGTAGATGGTGTCAAGACCAATTGATTTCATACGTCTGTTTGCAACCCACTCAACATATTGTCCCAATAATTTATCATTCAAACCAATCATACTTCCATCCTTGAAGAGATATTTTGCCCAGGCTTTCTCCTCATCAACTGTCTTCTTAAACATGCGAGTGGTGTTTTCTCTTTCTTCCTCAGCAATCTGTTCCATTTCTGGATCGTCACCATCCTTCCATTTGTTCAAAATGTTTTGTGTGATTGCTAGGTGTTGGTTTTCATCCCGACTGATGAGGGAAATGATTTTAGCAGATCCTTCCATGAGTTTGAGCTCACCGAATGCAAATGAACATGCGAATGATACATAGAATCGTATTCCTTCCAGAATATTGACATTGGCGACTGCCCTGTAGAGTTTCCGTTTGAGTTCATATCTTTGTTGTTTTCCTAATGGGACACCATCAACAGCAAATTCCCAAAGATTAGAAGAATCATATGAATGAGCTTCATTCACGAAGTCATCATATGATGAGGTTACACTTTCTGCACGTTGTAATATCTTCTCGTCTTCTAGAATTGTGTCGAATACTTCTGACGGATCGGAATAAACGTTCTTAATGATGTATGTATATGAACGACTATGGATCATCTCCATAAATTGCCAGACGTTCATACAAGATTCAAGTTCGGGAAGAGAACAATAGGGAGCAAATGCCATTCCTGGCGCTCTACCTTGAACAGAATCTAACATAATTTGATACTTCAAATTAGAAGTAAAGATATGTTTTTGTTCTGGTGTTAGATTCTGATAATCAGCACGATCCTTTTGAAGAGAGACCTCTTCGGGTCTCCAAAAATAACCTAATTGAGACTTGGTTAAATTTTCAAAAGCAGGGTACTTACATGAATCATATCTCTGGACACCTAATGGTGCTCCAAAAAACATGGGTTGTTTTTTTGTATCAACATCTTGAGTGTTGAAAACAGTCATTCCTTGCACTTTAGTAATCTCCGTTGGTTAAATTTTACAGGATTCGCAATCCTCTTCTTGTTCAATCGTGTCTAATAATTTATTCAAGCTTTCCTTCACATCGACTTCATCTGTTTTTAAATCATTTGTGTTTTGATAGTAAGAAGTCTTCCATCCGTACTTATATGTAGTCAAAAGATCATTTGCCATTACTGAAACAGGAACTTCATTGTCAGAATAGTATTCTGGATTGTAACTCCAGTTACCAGATATTGCTTGATCAAAGAACTTTTGCATCACAGAAATAACTTTAATATATCCCTCATTATCTTTCATATCCCAGAGCAGAGTATAATTATTTTTCAAAGATCCGAAGGATGGAACAACCTGTTTGAGAGGCCCTTTCTTTGACTTTTTCACCGATAAGTAATCTCTAGGTGGTTCAATACCATTTGTTGCGTTACAGACGACTGAGGACGATTCTGATGGCATTTGGGCGGACAATGTTGAGTGTCTTAATCCATGTTCTATAATTGATGATCTTAAACTTTCCCAATCATATCTGAGATTGTTATCCACGATTTCATCAACATCTTTTTTGTATGTGTCAATCGGTAGAATACCCTGAGAATATTTTGTTCGATTAAAGTATTCACACTTGCCCTTTTCTTTTGCAATTTCATTTGATGATTTCAACAAATAGTATTGAAATGCTTCACTCAAATCATGTACAAGTTTCCATGATTCACTGTTGTCATACTTAACATTATTCTTTGCAAGATAGTGTGCAAGACCAATAAAACCAATACCAAGAGATCTTCTTCTTATCGTAGAATTCTCCGCAGCCTTTACTGGATACCCTTGATAGTCAATTAACTCCTCTAAACCCCTTACAGATAGGTCACAGAGGTCTTCTAATTCATCTAGTCTGTTTATCTTACCAACGTTAATTGCGGATAGAATACAGAGAGCAATCTCACCATCTGGATCGTCAATATGTTTTAGTGGTTTTGTTGGTAATGTAATCTCTTGGCACAGATTACTCATATTGACTTTATCTAAAAATGATGAATGAGTATTACAATGATCCATATTCATCAAATATAGACGACCAGTTTCTGCACGTTCTTTTAGAATGTCAAGAATTAACTCTTGAGCTCCGATTGTGGTTTTAGGAATAGACTCGTCTGATTCGTATCGAGTATAGAGTTCGTCAAAGGTATCACTACCAAAAGCGTCATACAGCCCAGGCACATCATGAGGACTGAATAGAGTAATAGGTAGGTTTTCGCAAAATCGCTCATAAAATAATTTACTTAATTGGATGGAGTAGTCAAGTTTTCTGACTCTGTTGTCTTCGGTTCCTTTGTTGTTTTTGAGGACGAGGATGTCTTTGATTTCTTGATGCCAGATTGGGAAGTGGACAGTTGCTGATCCACCACGGATGCCATTTTGAGTGCAGCATCTGACAGTGCTTTCAAACTTTTTGAG